CTTTTACCCAAAGCAATGAGTAACCATAATAAGCTGATTCGTGCGCCCATTGAATGGTATTTTCAAACCAACGTTTATCTTTAATGAAATCCGTTAAATCATCGTTTTTTATTTCATCAACAGAAAAGATATATTTCTTGTTTATACTTCGGAACGTGCGGTCTTCGGTAATGCCTGTTAAATGTCCGTCAAGAATAATATCGTCGTATAACTCTTGCATTGGGTACGTTTTGGGAATTTCGGTATTATAACGCGCCCACCTCGCCGTATGCCAATCGTTTAACTCTTTGCGCCAAATCTGGCGTTTACGCTGAATTAAATCAACCATTAAGTTGGTTACTTGATTGATGTTTTTTGCATCAGCAGTAATATTTATTTTTTTGCCAATGGCGTTGCCCGATAAGTTTACACTTCGTTTTATGTTTACTTTTTTAGTGGTATTCTTGTTCATTGCTTTTATTTAAAGAGTTTATCTAATTCCTTTTGAATTTTTGCCCCAATCTTTCCGTTCAGGTATTCGGACGGACCTAAGAACTCACGTTTAGGCATTCCTTTCAGCCCCTCGTTGTGCCGAGAGGCGTAAGGTTTGGGGTTTACCCAAGTAATTGTTTTTGCTCCTACATTTATTCGTTTGGTAAAACTGTTTTTTAGTTTGTTCCCACCTGTGTCGTGTCCAACTAAAATGGCTCTGCCTTGATTTTGCCTGCCGTATTTGTTCAGTTCGCCTGCCGTAGCTTTGCCTTTACCGCTTTTCGTTGTAATTACACGATTGGTCTTATACCGTGTAATGTCGCGCTCTCGTTTATCTTCGGTTGCGCGTTCTTTCCACTTTTCCAAGCCTGTATCGTTAAACCCTTGGTCTTCGAAGTTTTTAGCAATAAAATTTGTACCCTCTACGCCGATAATGCGCAGGGCTTTTTCAGGCATTTCTTTTGCCGCTCGGTCTAACAGTTTTTGCAGGTCTTTTAAATCGTTTGCCATTTTACCAATGATTTTTATAGTTTTTTCTACTGCCGCTTTTTATAAACTCAATGGCAGTATCGGGTATGCCGTCGCCGTTGGTATCAATTTGTCTTACAGGCAGAGGCGGTTTTATTTCGCCTTTGCTTACTTTTTCTAACCATAGCATTGCTTCGTCGTAACGCGCTTTAGCAACCTCATTAAAACTCTTTGTTCGGCGTGTATATATTTCGTGTACCACAATGCCTTTAAGATGCTTTAAAATGGTTTTATTACGCTCATCGTCTTCTTTGCTGAATATTGCTTCCGTATCGTAATATTGATACAGGTAGGTACTCATTAAGTCAATGCTTTCGTCAATAATATCCGTAACAATGCTGTTATCGCTATTGATGATTTTATTTACAATTTCTTCGGTAGTTACCGTTTTTAATTCTTCTTTGTCTAAAAACATTTTTATAGTGTTGAGATGTTAGTACCAATTATTTTTATTTGTACGCTTCCGCTTTGTGGTATTGCATTAGGCGGTGTTATACTGACTTGCTGCACTGTGTGTTTAGGATTGATTAACCGATAAATAATTGTATCGAACGTAAGTGTGTAGCTTGTTATTTCGTCTTCATCTTCGTTGTCGCTTTCATTAATTAACTGTAACGGTGTAAAGTTATCGCTGTATAATCCCTGTAACGTTTCTACAATACTATCAATCAATTCAATTTCAGTTAATCCATTATTCGGGTCATCGGTATCGTCGTGTTGGTCAGCAAAACCGTCTTTGCAATAAAGCGTAATTTCAATACTGCAAGTTCCCTCTTGCCTTTGTTCAACCATACCTTGCCACACGATGTTTTTAATTGAAATAAAAGCGGCGGTAAAATAATCGCTGTGTTTCTTTTTGTTGCGTTTTAAATCAATCAACTCTAATGCTGAAATACCTGCTTTTAAAGCTGTTCGAATAGCAATATAAATTTCTTTTCTTGGTGTCATACTCTGCGTGTTTGTTTACGTTTGCCAATAAATGGGCGTATTCCGTTGCCCTCCTGTTTGCTGAACCCGAAATACAGTTGTGCCAACGAGCAAGCTCGTTCCAACGTATCGGGAAAGTCATCGGGCGATACGCCTTTTTCAAATGATTTTAGTTGCTTTTCGGCAGCCGCATAATGCTTTGTACTTCGCATTTTCAGCGTTTCGTCAAACGACATAATTTTGCGGTGAAAAATAGTTGTAAGCGTGGTCTCAATTCGGTTGTGTTTATCGCCCTCTTGATGCGTTGGAAGCGGTACAAACACACTCTTGTTGTCTTCCGCTATCTGCTGTATAATGGGCGAATAAACTGCTTTCTGCGCGGCGGTAGCATCGTAGAAACTAAGAGGTACAATGCCATATTTTTGCAAATATTTCCTTACCCAATTAAAGTGAACTTCCATTGCACTTGCTGTTTCACATTTTTGGCAAAACACTTCCAAAACAGTTAATTGCGTACCTTTTACACCAATCAAAACACCTGCTTTAAAGTCGCCTGTTGAGGTATAGCTTAAATCCCAATGCGCCAGAAATCCGTCAAAAACTTCTTTATCGTGAACAGGGCGCAACACAATGTCGCTTTCTTTAAACAGTTTTCCTTCTTCAATCGGATTATTAAAATCTTCGCGTTGCGAGGTAAAGTAATCGTCAGCAAGTAAAATGCGAATAACGTCATCTTTAGTGTCGCGTTCGGGGAAAGAGGGTTGCCAATTTTTCACCTCGTTGTAATTATACTTTGTAATGTTTTTGGTAGCAAGATTGGTAATACTTTCGTCAAAATGTTTGCTTTCCGAAAGTTGATTTTTTATAAAATCAAGCAAACCGTCTTTCACAATGTAGTTGTTGTTTATAATGGCTCGCCCTCGCTTGCGGTGAAAGGCTTTAAACAAATCGCCTGTTATTTTTTCGCCATACTTGCGTATCATATCAGGGCGTTGCGCTCTGTCGCGGTCTTCGCAGTCGTCAATGCTTGCAAAATCGGGTCGATATGCACCGAAACGCAATCCGCGAAACGGCTGATTTATACCCAACGCTTTAAAGTGTTTGCCGTCTTTGGTTTGAAAATCGCCGTCGCTCCAATCGCCATAACTAAACTGATTGCCGAAGTCTGCAATGTATCGCTCGTTGTTTTGGAAATGTACTTGTAAATCGCTCAAAAGTATTTTTGCCAACGCTTCGTTTGCGCCGATAAAAACAGCAAAGAACAATTCGTTGTTTTCTTTCAAATGAGTAACATTTCCAACGTTTGCCTGTATTGATTTTCCCGCACCGCGAAACTTTTTACGCATCTGCCGTATAAAGCGGTCATTAAACGTTTTAATATAATCGCGGATATGGAATTGAGGTGTTGGGGCATCAGCTAACGGCAAACCGCTGTTAATTCCAAAGTAATAATCAAAGAACTCGCCGTAATTTTCGGGTTTAAGCAAACGTTTTATACGCGCTTCCTGTTGTGCGGAACTTTCCTTAATCAAATTGGCTGATGTAGCTTCTTTGATTAATTTGCTCATTCGCTCAAATCTTTCGCGGGCTTCCTTTAATTCTGTTTTAGTCATTACGCATTAATTGGTTCACATACTTTTCAAAATGCAATCGTATCTGTTTGAGTAGGTTTAACAATTCGTCGCGCTTTACGCCTGTGTTTACGCCTGCTTGCTCAAACATATATTCGCTGAACTCGTCAAAACTTTCCATTGTATAAACAGCTTTTTTTCTGCCGTCGTTCAATCTATTAAAAGCTGCGCTAATCTTAGCTAAGTCGTCCGCTTTGTAGCGTGGTGTATCGCCGTTTTTTATGTCTCGCACATATTCTAAAATCAAATTTTTGATTTCGCTTGGTCGCATATTTTGCAAATCTTTCAAGCCTTGCCAATTGTCCTCGTCGCGCCAAAGACTTAGTGTCTTTATGCCTACGCCTGTAATCTCGCTGATGTTTTGCATAGCGATATTTTTCAGAAACATTTTTTTAGCCTGCGCTTTTTTTTCATCGCGTTCGGCACTTGCCATTCTGCCTTTTTTATTGTTGTTTGTATTGCCCATCAATAGTTATTTGTCCGTCGTTTAGTGTTACGTTGTTAATCTTCATTCCGTCATATTCAAGGTTCTTTTTTACTTCAATAAGCGTGGTAATAAAATCGTCATCGCCGAGCGATTGCTCAATACCCACGCCGAGTTCGGGGAACTCGCGGAACTCGCCTT